ATGTAATACTCAATTAGGATATTATGAAATATGGAAAGAAAAAATTAAAAATTATTTAGAATCTGTTCCAAGAAGAATGATAAAAATTTATAAATTATGGTTAGATGCAAAATGATTTATTTATTAACAGATAAAAACGAACTAAGATTTGCTAAAATTTGGGCAGGTCATTTAGAAGTTGTTAAAATGGCTTTAGATAAAAATAATTCTGCTTATACTCAATTAGATATTGGTGCAATATTAGCAATCAATAAAACATTCTTTGAAAATGATGTTATAATTAATTTTGGTAATCATCAATATCTTGGTTCTGAAACTCTTAATAAGTTGGCAAAAATTATCAGCAAAATTAAACGAACAATTTTTATGCAAGATGATTATCAAGCTCCACCAGCTACACAATTACGAAAGGCGATTATACATTCTTCTAATCTTTTATTGACTAATATTAAAAATTTAAGCTTGCTGAATAAGCGAAAATCTCTTAGTATGTTTGAAAAAGTTTATGTGAATCTAAACAAAGCTTCTTTCAAATTATTACCTTTAAAATCTCCAAAATATCCTGGAAGTTTTATTTATTGGGGGAGTTTTAGACCGGGAAGAATAGATAAATTTGATAAATATATTAAACCAAAAGTGTATAAAACATTCGTATCTACAAGTAATAGAGGTCATTGTAAATTTGTAAATGATTATTTCAATTACATTCCACGAGATAAATTTAAAACGATGCCTGATGATTTACAAGATTATGCTTTTACTGTTTATTTACATGATGAAAAAGCTCCGGTACAATCACCAGCAAATAGATTTTATGAAGCGATTAGTGCGGGTTTGCCAATATTCTTTGATGCGGAATGTCTTCCTGAGATTGAAAATATTCCTGATGAATTTATTATGACTTGTGCAGAAAATATTCCTCTTAATGATTTAAAAGAAATACAAATACGACAACGAAAGTTATGGGGACAACAAAATTATCGACAAGAACTCGTAGATGAATTAGCTGAAATACTTTATAACAAAGGAATTTTATAATGAATCAAAAACCGGATAAAAATGTAATCGCAGATTATATTCATGCCAGCAAGTATGCTCAGTATATACCAGAACTAAAACGTCGAGAGACACTCAGCGAAACGGTGGATAGAGTTAAGAGAATGCACAAAGAAAAATTTCCTGAATTGTGCATGAAAATAGACGAAGCATTTTGGTTCGTCTATGATAAAAAAGTTCTACCCTCTATGCGTAGTATGCAATTTGCTGGTAAACCAATTAAAGAACGTAATGAACGGATGTATAATTGTAGTTTTACATTGATAGATAGACCAGAAGTATTCGGGCAAATACTTTATCTTCTTCTTTGTGGTGTTGGTGTTGGTTTTAGTGTACAAAAACAACATGTCGCAAAACTTCCAAAGTTATTTGGTATGAATTTAGATTTAATTTGTCATCATACAATTAAAGATACAATAGAAGGATGGGCGAATGCTGTAACAGCTTTAATAAGCGGTTCTATTAATGGTTATTATGTAGAATTCAATTACAATCAAATTCGTCCGATAGGCAGTCAACTTAAAAGTGGTGGGAAAGCTCCAGGACATAAAGATTTAAAAGAAGCATTAGAAGCTACAAGAAGAATATTATTGAAAGCTGATGGGCGACAAATAAAACCTATAGAATGCCATGATATTATATGTCATCTTTCAAAAGCTGTTCTTGCAGGTGGGATAAGACGCAGCAGCTTAATTAGTTTATTTAGCAAAGATGATCAAGAAATGTTGCATTGTAAGGATGAATATAATTTTCAATTTGAAAATAAAAATTTGCAACGAGCTTTATGTAATAATAGTGTTGTATTAAATCCAGACACTTGTATAAAAGATGATCTTAGATATATAATTGAACTTAATAAAAAAGGTCTTGGCGATCCTGGTTTTATATTTATTGAAGATAGTGATTGTGGTATAAATCCTTGTGGCGAAATCGGTATTAATCCTGTTTGGAATCATGAATACTGTATAAATTCTAATACTACAAATGAAGAATTATTCAAGAATGGATTTAAAGAAACAGGGTTTGGATTTTGCAACTTGGTAGAAATAAATGCTGCTGGTTGTAAAGATAGAGATGAATTTTATGAGGCTTGTAAAGCTGCAAGTTTTATTGCAACACTTCAAGCAAGTTATACTCATTTTCCTTATCTTGGTGAAATAACAGAAAAAATTACAAAACGTGATGCGTTAATTGGTGTAAGTATTACAGGAATGATGGATGCAAGTTTTGATATTTTTGATGGGAATGTTTTAGAAATTGGAGCTGATTGTGTAAAAGAAATAAATATAGAAACTGCAAAAGAAATAGGAATTAATCCCGCTGTTCGTTGTACTTGTATTAAACCAGCAGGAACCAGCAGTTTAGAACTTGGTGGAGTGAGTACTGGTATTCATCCTCATCCGGCTAAATATTATTTTAAAAGAATTACTGCGAATCCATTAGAGCCGGTTTTCCAATATTTTAAAAAACATAATCCTCAAATGTGCGAAGAAAAGCCGAACGGTGATTGGTGTGTTACGTTCCCTGTTCAAACTAATGGTCTTGTACAAAATGATATAACTGCAATAGAATTTCTTAATAAGATATTCTTAGTTTATGAAAATTGGATTTTGCCTACGCATAAAATTGATCCGTCACATAATGTAAGTTCCACTATTATGGTAAAAAATGATGAATGGGATATGGTGCTAAATCATATTTGGCATAATAGAGATAAAGTTCGTTGTTTAACTTTTCTGCCTGAAAAAGCTTATAAACAAATTCCTTTTATGCCAAATGAGCCGGTAGAACCGATGAGTTTAAATTCATTAGGATGGAAAACAGACAAGTGGGAACAATTGATAAAAACTTATCAACCAATTGATTATACTGAAATGCAAGAAGATGAAGATGTAACGATAAGAGGAGCTGCTTGCGACGGAGTTAAATGTGGAATAGAGGATAGGACATTTATACAAGGGAAAGGTTATCGTGTGTTTGAAGGGCAATATGATCCTCGGTTCACTAAATTTTTTGAAATGAATGATTTACAATGGAGATTTGTAGAACAACATAACGAATACTTTGTAGCACAGAGGGTGACGAAATGAACTCTTTCATAGGTTTTATTTTAGTTATTTGTACACTTTCAATTGTGGGGTATTTCACTATATAAAATATTTAACTGGGGATTCAAATGAATAGCGAACAACAAAGACTTGAAAAGGTATTACAATATTTTTTGAAAAATCATTGCGATGATCCTATAAATGATACAAGATTTGATTGTGCTGTTATAGATACGATACAAGCATTGCAAAAACAATTTGCGGATAATTTTGCTGGAGAACAAGCCAAACATAAAAAGGAAGCGAAAAGAATAAGAAAAATATTAGCTAATCTTGGAGATACATTTAAAGATAATAGAATTGTAAGAAATATATTGCGACAAAGAATCGAACAAGAAGAATCGAGAGCTGAAGGAATTATGAAATGATTTTGTTAGATGCAATGATGCAACTTTACAGGGCGAATTATAAATTGTCCGACCTTGTAACAAGAAAGGGTCGGCCAACAGGTATGGAGTTTGGATTCCTAAAAAGTTTAGAAGCACTAACTAAATTTTTTAAAGACGAAATTATAATTTGTTGGGAGGGAAAAAATAATTTTCGTTACAAAATAAATCCAGAATATAAAGCTAATCGTAGAGAAAAACGACAAAAAGACGCTCATAAGTTTCTGACCCCAGAACGTATAGAGGGGTTTAAAAATTTACTTTCTATGGTAGCAAAAAATGCAATTGATAATGAACTTGAAGCCGATGATGTTATGGCAAGTTTGGCTAAGAAATACGCTTTAACAGAGAATGTCATTATTTATTCTGGCGATAAAGACATGTTTCAAATATTACAAAATAAACCTTTTAAGATACATCAATGTCGTAAATATCAACATAGAAAAAAACTTTGGACTCCTCGTCGTGTGTTTAATAAATTTCATGGCTTATCACCAGCACAAATTCCAATGTATATGGCTTGGACTGGTGATGCAACAGATAATATAAAGGGTTGTGGTGTCCGAGGACCTCTCATAGGTGCGGCTATACGAGAAGGGTATAAGCCAGAAGAGCTATCGAATTTCGAATTGTTTTCTACAAGGGAAATTTGGAAGCTGGAAGATTTTATTGATGATGGATCTTATGAACAAAATCTTAAGTTAGTAACATTACGAATTAAAAACAACATACCCGTACAAGAATGCAATTGGGACTCTGATAAAATTGGTGGGTGGCTTGAAAAAATGGAATTTAGAACTTTGAAAATATGTAAAAAATGTGGTATAGAACCTTCAATAGAGGAGGATGAAGAAT